TTCCTACATTTTAGCATGGCCCTTTACACAATGGGCAGCCTTTTATTGTTGGAAAGGAGATTAAATGCCAGTATTAGAAAATGCAAGACACGAAAAATTTGTTCAATGCCTAATTTCTGGCATGAGCCAACGAAAAGCATACAGAGAAGCATTTAAGCAATCATCAAAGTGGAAAGATTCAACTGTAGATGTAAAAGCAAGCGAACTTTTTGGTAAGGTTTTGGTAAGGTATAAGGAACTCCAAGAAGAAGCTCAAGATGCTGCTATAATGACTCGTAAAGAGCGAATGGTCACTCTATCAGAGATAGCTAAAAATGCCGAAAAAGAAGCTGACATGATTAAGGCAATTGACACTCTTAATAAAATGGATGGTGATTATACAAGCAAAGTTGAATTATCTGGTTCAGTCAAAACCAATCCTTTTGTAGACTTATCGACAGAAGAACTTAGAAAGTTGGCGAGTCGTGATGGATAAAATAGCGCTAGGGGCAAAAATTGAGCTGTCTAAGCGCTTTTTCTTTGATTACTGTAATCTCATCATGCCAAGCTTTTATAAACGTGATAGGGCTTATTTAGTGACTATGTGTGAAGAGTTTCAGTCATTTCTAAATGATAATGAGCATGATGTTTTAGTTTTGAATCTTCCGCCACGTCATGGGAAATCTCTCACGCTTGGTAAATTTGTAGAGTGGGTGCTTGGTAATGACCACACGAAGAAAATCATGACTGGTTCATATAACGAAACTTTATCTACTGTCTTTTCTAAAAATGTTCGTAATACGCTTCAAGAAGAAAAAGCAGATGAGAACAAAATCGTTTACTCTGATATTTTCGATGCTGCAATTAAGTATGGAGATGCTGCGAAAAACCTTTGGAGTTTGTCGGACGGCTATAATAACTATCTGGCAACCTCTCCAACAGGGACTGCAACAGGTTTTGGTGCTGACATTATTATCATTGATGATGTTATCAAGAATGCTGAGGAAGCTAACAACGCGACAGTATTAGAAAAACATTGGGACTGGTTTGTTAATACCATGCTTTCACGTTTGGAGTCAGGCGGTAAAATCATAATCAATATGACTCGTTGGCATAGTGAAGATTTAGCCGGACGAGCTTTGCGTGAACTGCCTAAGAATGGCTATCGAGTAAAGCATATTAATTTTAAAGCTTTCAATGAACAGACAAATGAAATGCTTTGTGATGACGTTCTGACTCTTGAAGATTATAAGCGCAAAGTAAAAACAATGGGTGCTGATATTGCCAGCGCCAACTACCAACAAGAGCCGATTGATGTCAAAGGTCGATTATATAGTGAGTTCCAAACCTACAATGCTCGTTCAGAGTACAAAAAGATTTGGAACTATTGCGATACTGCAGACACTGGGAAAGACTATCTCTGTTCGATTGTGTGGGGTGAAACCACAGACGGCTTTGCAGATGTGCTAGACATTATTTACACTCAAAAGCCGATGGAATACACAGAAAATGCAGTGGCCAATCAATTAATTAATAACAGAGTGAATGCATCAAGAATCGAGCGCAACAATGGCGGTCGGTCTTTTGCTCGTTCTGTCAGGGATAAGATTCAAGGTAAAGTTGCTTGTGCTGTAGAAGATTTCTTCCAAGGAAATAATAAAGAAGCCCGAATTTATTCCAATAGTTATTGGATAGAACAGCACGTTCGATTTCCTAATGACTGGCGGACTCGTTTCCCAGAATACTATCAAGCAATGACAACTTATCAGCGTGAAGGTAAAAATAAACACGATGATGCGCCCGATGCAACAACCGGGATTGCTGAGACAATGAGTGGTAAGCGAATAAAAGCCGGATTAAAATCATTTAAAATATAAAAGGAGATTTCTAATTGAAATACAAACCACCTAAATTAATGACATTTTCAAAAGATGAACCAATCACAGTTGAAGTGGTTACCAAGTTTATGGAAAAACATAAATTAGAAGTTGCTCGGTATGAGTACTTAAAAAATATGTATCTTGGAATTATGGCTATTGATGATGAACCGGCAAAAGACTCTTGGAAGCCTGACAATCGTTTAGCTGTTAATTTCACTAAATATATCGTTGATACTTTCACAGGTTACTTTAATGGGATTCCAGTTAAAAAGTCACATTCAGATAAAGAAATACTTATTAAATTACAAGAATTTGATAATTTGAATGATATGGAAGATGAAGAATCAGAACTTGCAAAAATGGCATGTATTTATGGTCGAGCTTTTGAGTTTTTGTATCAAGACGAGGACACTCAAACGAATGTTGTTTATAATAGTCCAGAAAATATGTTTATG